AAAACTTAGAAGCAACGCATGAAAAGATTCGTAATGACATTATGGATCTAATACATTCAAATAGTAATATGAGACCGCCATCAGCAAATCAGGATCATTCAGGACACTAAAATGGCAACAGGAACGTTCTTTGTATTGTTAATGTTTTTTGGAGAACCAGTGGGTCTTAAAGAGTACACTATACGTGAAAGTATGAGTGAGTGTCTTAGTGCAAAGCGCACTATCGAGCGCACGCTGCGTGGTGGAAGATCGAGGGAATATGGCGGATCAGTGCGATTATCATGTAAAAACTTAGAAGTAGAATATGATGCAGATTATAATATTATAAGATTTGTAGACGATTTAGAAAAGGTATTAGGTCCACATGGCTGATACAACTAATCAAAGACTAGAACGTATCGAGGAAAAACTCGATCAGTTGACTGATGCAATGATTTCACTTGCTCGCGCCGAGGAGAAACTGGCAGCAATGCAAAGAAACCAAGAAAATAATCATGAGAGAGTTAATAAACTTTCTGCAAAGTTAGATGCTATTGAAAAAAAGGTAGATGAAAATCACCGTACAGTATGCCTTATAAATAAACTGGTATACGCTGCTCTGATCGCAGCGGTTGGAGCGTACGTGGCTCAAATAATATAGGAGAAAGAAAATGGATTATAATCCTTTTAATAGTGTTAGGGCCACACAGCAAACGGTCCAAGAAAATAAATTCCTAATACCTGAGGAAATCCCAGCAAATGAACGTACTGCATTTATGGGTGCAGCTGCAGCGGCTCACAAAGCAGGTAAATCACATTTTAATTTTGGTGGTAAAAAACATGCAGTAACAATGAAAAAGGATACTGCTCAGGCTGTAAATTCTGATACACAAACAGAATATTCACATATTATGTCAAAGAAAAAACATAAAGCAACTGAGGGTTATTATAAGGATATGGAAATTAGAAAACAGGATAAGGAAATGGGTGCAAAACCTGTACCGGCCAAAAAGAAGAAAATGGCTAAAGGTGGTGGAAAAGAAGGTGACGTTGAAATGAATCCAAAAATGGATACCGGTGGTAAAACAGAACAAAAGGAATCAAAAATCCGTTCTGCATTAAAATCTGTTTTAAACGAAAAACAACATGATGATCGTAAAAAGCACAACCCTAATGAAGATGACAAGGAAAAGATGAGTGATTTTTATAAGGGTCAAGGCGCTAAGGATATGATGAAAGGCGCACAAGATGAAATTGCAAAAGGACCTGATGCACATCTTGATGAGCCTGAAATGATTAAAAAGGATCGGGCAAAGATGACTTCAAATGTTAAGAAGTCTGCAATGCGTAGAAATGATAATCCTAAGGGCGATTCAAATATTATCCCTGCAGGAACACCAATGAAAGATCCAGCTGCCATGAAGGCAGAATCATTTGGTGCAAAGGTAAATGCCTTAGGTAAGGCATATGCTTCAATGTATGAAACTAAAACTGAAGAAATTAAAGAGGTAAAAAATGCCGATTAATGGACCAAGGGGTGCAGTACCAACATTACGTGGTTGGGAAAATCCTAAAACGGGTGAGTTATTAAAATCACAAAGAATTTCACAGGAACAAATCGACGAGTGGCATGGTGTAACTGCACCTGCTCCTACTCCAGAGCCAGAACCTGTTGTTTTAACAGAGGCGCCTATGGACATTCAAGATTATAATGACATGACTAAACTGGAACTTGAGGCTGTAGGTCGTGAACATGGAATTGAGTTGGATCGCCGTAAATCAAAAGATGATTTAATTGATGAACTTGAAGAACATTTGGCAGAAGATTAATAATATATAATCTTTATAATGGAAAATTTAACTGACAGTACACTATTACTTTATGCGGCAAAACATTATTATAAGCCACAATTTTCCGATGCTGATGAATTTTTTGAGGATCTGAAAAGATTCAAGTATATAAAAAGACTTGTTAACAGGTATATAGAAACCGATAATTTTCCTCATCGGCTTCTATTAAACCATATTATAGTAATATTTAATGTTTTTGGAATAAAACCTGCATTAAATATATTAGAATTGAGGTTAGATGAAAAACACTGGCCAGTAATAAAACCAATATTGATATACCTAAGCTATATTCGAAATGATCAATATACTGGTATACCAATGGATCCATACGTAGTAGACTTTTTAAGGAATTTATAATGGGACTATTAAAAAGAGCAGCTGATCTTACATATACCTTTCGGTTCATTCGTATGTTGGTACTGGATTGGAAGGAATGGGATGCATTTAAGGTTGGCATCATTGATGAAAATGGTAAAAGGAATCGAAACGTTAAGCTCGATACTGATGAAAAAAAGTCGGCCTATACGCCGTTCATTAGGTTATGTGCCAACATTAAACGACTTGTTGCAAATATTCCTGGCGGTGGGTCTAAGCTCGGTTCTTTTGCATCTGCTTTATATCTCATTAAAGAACATTATCAACTAACAGACGATCAATTAGAAAGAATTAATAAAAAACTTGGTATTGATCAAATTGATATAATGTTGGAATCAAATGATTGGTTTTTATTAGATGATAATTCCATTGGCCCAGGGGTCTATAGAATAAAAGAACCAAAATTACTTGCAAGAAGTTGCGATGAAATGGTTTGGGCTAAGGATCAAATTAGAATAAAAGAAGATTGTATTCCAGTTGGTGATGTTTTTGGTATACCTATCTATGAGGCAACACATATGAAAACAAATCAAAAGATTTTCATCACTGTTAATGAGATATATCGATGACGAAAGTAAGAACTTTAGCTGGTATTTTAGGTCGATCAACAGTGGCAAGTACCGGTGGCAGTGGTGGAGGAGGTGCTACCTCATATGATTCTGCTGGTGCATTCCCATCCTCTGGTAATACGGCTGGTGATTTAGCATTTGCCACAAATAAAAAGGCTTTATATAATTGGGATGGTGCTGAATGGGATAGAGTTTATTCTGGTCCAAATGAAACATTAACATGGGATTCTGCACTATCTAGTACGCAATACATATTTAACGGCCAACAAAGACAAATTGATATAGCAGATAGTTCTAATTTATCAATTACTGTTGCTGCCAATGCCGACTTCGAAGGATTCCCTGTTACATATTCATATCAAACGGTGCCCGCTGATCCAGCACAATTGGATAGTGCCGCATTTGGTGGAAATGGGATTAGTCAAAGTGGTGGGACATTTACATTAAGATGTTCCAGAAGAGATAGTGATGAAGGTAGTTTTACATTTAGAGCAAAGGCAACAGACGGAACTCATGTAATAACATCATCACAAACAGTTCAGCTTGCTTTTGCTGGTAATATGGTATTTAATGCAACGGACAATGCAAGTGTTGCTACAACGAGCTCGTTCCCACAAACAAATGTACTTGTTGCTACAATTGGCGGCAATACAGGCGGATCAATGATGTGGGGTACTACAAATCCTATATCAGAATTATTGCCGACTGGTAAAAGATATTTTGAATTTAGATTTAAAGGTTCTTCTGCTAGATATGTTCCTGGTTTATCAGGATATGGAAGAGGTACATCGACAGTTGATTATATAGGATTTTGGCAAATCAACGGTTCATCACAAGGACACTCTGGACCTGCATTAACAGCACTTAATAACACTATTGTTATGTTTGCATACGATACTGCAACGAGAGAGGTATGGTATGGGCAAAATGGAACATGGGTAAATGCCACTCCTGGGGTAGGTGCTGGAAGTACAGAAATTGCGGCATTACCAGACGGATCATTCTACTTTGGCGTATGTTCAGGATCAAGTAGTGGCGCAATCATTGATGCAGAATTTTTTACTGGTGCTAATATCAATTATACAAAACCTACAGGATTTATGCATATATAAATTTATGGTGTTATAAATGGCTAATAAAAGAATACCACGCAAAAAAGGACAACCTGCAAAATCAGATAAACATAGTGACCTATATACAGATGAAGATCCAAAAGGCACTATTCATGGTTTAGGATTTAAAGATGTTGCTACAGCAAAAGCAAGTGTTGCAAAAATAAAAGGTTCTGGTAGATCACACGCTCATAAAATACAAGCAGCCATTGCAATGGAACAACGAGCAAGGGTTATGGGTAAAACGGCAGAAGCCGCAGTTTACAGAAAGTTCATAAACGCCATGAAAAAGAAAACAAAATCAATGCAAAATGAAGCTATTAAATACACACATGTTGCAGTCGATAAAAAAGGTAAAGTTGCAGGAATGGCTAGTAAAGCATCTGATGCAAAAGATATAGCTCGGAGACACGGTGGAACACATCATCAATTAAAGAAACCTATGCATCCTAAAGTAGGTGATATGATGATTAATAGACCATTTAATCCTGTACTAAAAAATGAAATGGTAACTACTGCAGCAATACCTAATCCGGCGGATACTGCAATGGGTCCAAGGTTTAAACCAAAAACAATTCACGATCGCCGTAAGAAAAAAGGTAGACCTCTTTTATTAAAAAGATTTAGAGATTATTATGATGAGAAAGGTATAGGATAATGCTTTCAATATTAGGATCATTAATTGGTTTTGCCTCATCTGCAGTACCTGCAATTACAGATTCATTTAAGGATAAGGCAGATAAGAAACACGAAATTGAAAAAATGAAAACCATGGCCGAGTTAAGGGCTCAAGGTTATGATCATGAAATGAGAATGTATGAACAAATGGGTGCAGATAAAGAGCACGACCGTTTAATTCAACATGATATAAGTATTAATCAAGGAACAGGATTTATTGCCGGTTTACAAAAATCTGTACGACCAGTAATTACATATGCATTCTTTGGTTTATTTGCAACAATAGAAATTGTATTATTAATGGAAGCTCTTGAAAAAGGAACCGATTTTGCAGAAGCAATACAATTATTATGGGATGAGGATACAAAGGCAATCTTTGCAGCAATTATTTCATTTTGGTTTGGTTCAAGAGCAATAGATAAAGCACGGAGAAAATAATGACTTGTATTAAACATCAATTGATTTTAGCTGCACAAAAACATGCAGAAGGTGAACTGGAACGTGCCAAAACTAATATTATGGTTTATATGGAACATAGTGTGGGTATTGGAGAACACAGTGATATTGTTGAGGCAATTCAAGGAGAACTTGATAAAATGGCCGCGGCAAGTGATCGCCTAGAAATGCTAGAAACGTACTTCGCTGATTAGTATAAAATCAGTAAAATATATTTTCCAAAAAAATTGTATAGAAACAGCATTTAGAGGTTTACAAGAACCTCTAAATGATATATAATACTACCAACAAATACAAACAAATCATATATCGAGGTACACATGGCTACACCGAATGTAGACACACGCGAATTTTTATCCCAGACAAAATTTTATGAAGGTTATTCCCGTTTTAAAGAGGACGGAAATGGTGGTTATGAGTCATGGGATGAAGCAGTTGATCGTGTTATTTCAATGCATGAAATAAATTATGAATCAAGTGAAAATAAACTAAGACCATTTATTGAAGAGGCAAGAGCTGCATATAAGGAACAGCGTGTTCTTGGTGCACAACGTGCATTACAATTTGGTGGTGAACAATTAATGAAACATCAGATGCGGATGTATAATTGCACCTCATCATATTGTGATCGTCCAGAATTTTTTGGAGAATATTTTTATATTTTACTATGTGGTGCAGGTGCAGGATTTTCTGTACAAGAACATCACGTTGAAAAATTACCTCAAGTGCAACAAAGAACAAAACAGGCCAAGGGTTATATTGTAGAAGATTCTATTGAAGGTTGGTCATCAGCATTGGATGTTTTAATGTCTTCATACTTTGTAGGTGGTGGTAAATTTCCGGAATATGAAGGCCGTCGGGTATTCTTTGATTTAACAAATATTAGACCAAAAGGTGCAAAAATATCTGGTGGATTTAAGGCACCAGGTCCAGAAGGTCTCAGAAAATCACTAGACAAAATTGAATTAATTTTACAAAATTTAGTAATTGATTCCAAAGATCCAGTTACACTCAGACCTATTATAGTTTATGATATTTGTATGCATGCTGCTGATGCAGTATTATCTGGTGGCGTTCGTCGTTCAGCAACCATTTGTTTATTTTCTCCAGAAGATGATGAGATGATGAATGCAAAAACTGGCAACTGGTTTATGGATAACCCACAGCGTGGTCGTTCGAATAACTCAGCAGTAATTGTACGTGACGATGCAACACCAGAAATGTTTGCAAAAATTATGGAGTCAGTAAAATCATTTGGTGAACCAGGATTTTATTTTACTACTTCAAAAGAACACACCACTAATCCTTGTGTTGAAATTGGTATGTTTCCACAGAAGGATGGTAAATCTGGATGGCAAGGTTGTAACCTTACCGAGATCAATGGTGGTATGTGCCATACCGAGGAAGACTTTTATACGGCATGTCGAGCAGCGTCTATCCTCGGTACCCTACAGGCAGGGTACACTGATTTTAGATTTATTTCTCCAGTATCAAAGGAAATATTTGATAGAGAAGCATTGCTCGGTGTTTCAATTACTGGTTGGATGAATAATCCGGATATTTTATTTAACGAAAAAATTTTAGAAAAGGGTGCAAAAATTGTCAAAGAAGTTAATAAACAAGTTGCAGCCATTATTGGTATTAATGCTGCCGCTAGGACTACTTGTGTTAAGCCTAGCGGTAATGCTTCAGTCCTTCTCCAAACAGCGTCTGGTATCCATGCTGAACATTCGCCAATGTATATCCGTAATATCCAAATGAATAAGGAATCTGAAATTACACAAGCAATCATTAAATCAAATCCATATATGATTGAAGAATCAGTATGGTCTGCAAATGGTACCGACGTTGTAATTTCGTATCCAATTATTCCAAAAAAGGGTTCAATGTATAAGGATGATTTGGTTGGAGTAAAACATCTTGAACTTGTCAAGAAGGCGCAAAAACATTGGGTAGTTGCAGGTACAAATGAAGAATTGTGTGCAGATGAAGGTGTAAGACATAATGTATCGAATACAATTATTGTTGATGATTGGGATGAAGTAGAAAAATATGTATTTGAAAACAGATTTTCATTTTCAGGCATTTCGTTTCTATCTATGATGGGAGACAAGGATTATAACCAAGCGCCTAATACTGCAGTTATTGATGAAAAACAAATGATTAAAAAATATGGTCCTGCTGCAATCTTTGCATCTGGTATGGTTGTTGATGCACTTAAGGTATTTCCTAATCTGTGGGATGCCTGTGCTACTGCACAAGGTATGGGTATGGACATATCACTGGAATCATCAGAAAATTCTGCAAGACAAGATTGGGTTCGTCGATTTGAAAACTTTGCACAAAATTATACAAAAGGTGATTTAAAAAAGGCCGAGTATTGTCTTAAAGATGCATACTTATTTCATAAATGGAATAAAATACAACAAAACTTGCATCCAATAAACTGGAACGAAGATTTAACAGAACAAGTGTTTACTGATGTGGATACAATGGGTGCAGCGGCCTGTGCTGGTGGAGCCTGTGAAATTGACTTCTGAGGTACCTTCTCCTTGCATACAAGTTTGTACGATAGTTAATGGTTTCTGTATAGGTTGTGAGAGATCTGCAGAAGAAATTACTGAATGGTTAAGGGCAACTGATAAAAGAAAATTGGAAATTTTAGAAAGAATTGGTCAATGAAGCAGTGGAGAGTTGAATGTGAAGAATGCGATAATGAATCAATTGTGCTTTCCTATGAGGAAGTAGAGTTTTGCCCATTATGTGGTAGAAGAACTGAAGCAATATTGGATGATGAAGATGTATAAGGTGACAGCATATTTTAAGGATCATAAAATTACAAAATCGTTTTATGACATGTATGATGCAATTGATTTCAAGGATAATGTAGATGCACATTATCCATCTAAAATAAACTTTGAAAGGGTACTAGATATGAGAGAGTTTGTATATAATAGTTGGGAAGGTGTTATGAACCACAATGTTAACCCACTAAAACATATTCCAGATCTACAAGTTAGACATGTTGTATTACAAATATTGGCATGGATGTGGTGTATTATATTTTCGATGTATATTGGTAGTTGGGCTGTAATGGGCGTCAGCATGGTAGCTCACGCTTTGGTTTTAGCGGGTATTGTACTTACAGTCGGTACATTTGAAATAGCAAAATCAAATCCATCATTCTTCTTGCGTAACGATGGCTATCATTCTACTAGTCGAACAAGACAACATATGTGGATAAACGGTGAAAAGGTAAAACTTGATAAGCATGATCCGGGCGGAGAACACGAGTAATATATACTTGTATGTGGATATATGATGGACAACCTTATAATGAAACCCCAGATGAGTACCAGGGATTTGTGTACCTTATCACAGAACTGGATACAAATAAAAAGTATATCGGTAAAAAGAATTTCTGGCGGCCTAAAATATTACCAAAAAATAGCAAAAGATCTAGACGGCAAAGAACCAGAGTTGAATCAAACTGGCGTGAATATTATGGATCAAATAAGGAACTTCAAGTACTCGTTGAACAAAGAGGGTCGGATAGTTATAAAAGGGAAATATTAATTTTATGTAGGACAAAAGGTGAGATGTCTTACTATGAGGCCAAACTACAATTTAAACATGATGTCCTATTACGTGATGATTATTATAATGAATTTATCGGTTGTAAAATCCATTCAAAACATTTGCCAAAACAAGAAGCTAAATGAAAATAATTGTTTACATTTAGTTAAAATTGGTATATAATATACATAATGATAATTTTGTGGAGTATATTATGTTTCAACGTGGCGATCGACTAAAATTAAAAGGTAAATCCAGACACGGTAAAAATCGTATTGCACAATTTGGCAATATGTTTACAGTTGTTCATGTAAGAAATCATTTACAAACAACTGCACATCGTGGCTGTATTGGTCCATTTGCATTCTTAAATGCCGATCAACCAAATCTGCTTGAAGGCAGTAGATGGATTAGTGTTAGTGATGATCCAGATTTCGAGATTGTACAATGATTCTAGTAGATTATAGTGGTATTGCAATTGCAACTATTGCAATCAATAAAGTCAACGATGAAAATATGTTACGACATATGATCCTTAATTCACTCAGAATGTATTATAAAAAATACAAAGAGGAATATGGTCAAATGATATTGTGTTGTGATGGTGCAAATAACTGGCGTCGTGAGTATTTTCCACAATACAAGGCAGGTCGTAAAAAATACCGCGATGAATCTGGTTTTGACTGGCAAGAGGCATTTCGTATTATGCACTTGGTAAAAGATGAAATTAAGGAAAACTTTCCATATCAAGTAATACATCTTGACCGTTGTGAAGCGGACGACATTATTGGTACACTTGCAGCAAATACTCAAGAATTTGGCCAATATGAAAATGTAATGATCGTATCAGCTGACGGTGACTTTAAACAACTACAGCAATATGAAAATGTAAAACAGTTTTCTCCTTTACTTAAAAAAGAGGTTATTGATAATAACCCTAAGGTAAACCTAGTGGATAAAATTTTATCTGGCGATGCAGGTGATGGTGTTCCAAATATTTTATCCCACGATGATACATTTGTAAATGGTGATAGACAAACTCCACTATCAAAGAAAAAGAAACAAGCCATTATCGAGGATCTTGCAGATGGTGAATTATTATATGCAGCCTCATGGTACAGAAATTATCAGCGTAATGAAAAGATGATCGACCTTACTAAAACACCAAGTGATCTTAAGGAATTAATCATAAAGGAACATACTACACAAGACCAGTGGCATAATAAAGGTAAGGTATTTCCGTATTTAATAAATAAAAACATGAAATTATTAATTGAATCAGTAGAGGATTTCATATAATGAAAATGGTATATGAGGTTTTGGAATTAGCATCCAAAGGGAAAAAAGAGGATAAAATTAAGGTACTCAAGGAAAATGAAACTTGGGCACTTAAGGATATATTGAAAGGCACATTTGATGATAGTATACAATGGAACTTGCCAAAGGGTGAAGTACCTTATACACCATCCTCAGATGTACATCATCCTGCAAACCTTTTAAGGGAAAATGCAAAATTTAAATATTTTGTAAAAGGTTTTAAGGATGGTGATAGTCTACCTGCATATAAAAGGGAAAAAATCTTTTTCGGTATCGTTGAAGGTGTTCACCCAGAAGATGCAAAAGCTGTGGTTAATATGATCAATAAGGTACCACCAAAAGGTATTACAAAAAATATTGTTCAGGATGCATTTCCTGGTTTACTTTCTTGATAAAATATGGTATAATAACACAATGAATATTTTTGTACTCAATAATGATCCCGTAATTGCAGCACAGTCACAATGTGACAAACATGTTGTAAAAATGATTGTGGAATCTGCACAAATGCTTTCAACAGCACATCGTATGCTAGATGGTACTGTACAGATTGCACCATCAAAATCAGGTAAACGTATGGTACGACACTATCGTTTATTTGATGATCCCGAAATGGATCAAATACTTTACAAGGCAGTACACTACAAACATCCGTGTACTGTATGGACTATGGAGTCTGCAAAGAATTATCGTTGGCACTGGGAACACTTTAATGCACTTTGTGAAGAATATACATATCGGTATGGTAAAATTCACAAAACATCTTTGCTGCGTACACCTCTTTGGACTGTACCACATAATATACCAAAGGTTCCAATGACTCCATTTAAATTGGCAATGGGTTCCAATCCTGAATGTGTATTGGAAAACGCGGTATTATCGTATCGTGCATTTTATCAAACAAAACAAGAACGGTTTAAAATGACTTGGACAAAACGTAGTAAACCTGGTTGGTTTAAGGAGATTGCATAATGTTACCAAACCCTCACTATATTAATATGATTATTAATTTTAGTATATTAGGCACACTCATTTATGTTGCATTACAGGTGTGATAATGGATAAACTTGATCAATTGGATTTTTTATATAAGGAAAT